TATTTCCAGAAATCATTAATCCATGACTAATAAATTGTCCTTCATTAGTTAACATCAAACAAGCATTCTTTTTAAGTCGTTTCACAACATCACGTGCGACGGGGTCCACACATCCTTCAGGCTTTGTGCTCTTGATTGCATCAGGAGCCCTCACTTTCGTCCATAAATGATGTTCTGATGTATATTTTGTTGATAGTGGATTAATGAATGCATTTACCCATTCGTATGGTAGGTCTGCATCTCCTTTGTAAGATATACCACAGATTGATCTAACATTAACTTTTTGTATAAAAACACTGTCGTGCGTAATAGTCCAACCATCTTTTGTAGTTTTAACACCTAACCATGATTTATTAACACTTTTCCAATAATACACTTCATCATCCAATAATATACCACAACCCCTACCGCGAACAACTTTATACATTCTATCGGAACATTCTTGTTTTATATTTATATGATTCTGAGGTTGTTGATCTTTTCGTTTTCCAGAAGAATCAATAGAGGCATTAGATTTTTGTGCCATTTGTCTTCTAGCTCTTTCTTTTTGAGTTTTAATATTGACCTGGTTATGTTGAGAATTGTCCTTTTTATCGAAAGAACTGCTATTAATACCGTAATCGTTATGGGCTGGTTTGCGTTTAGCTCTCTCATCGAAGAGTTCTTCTTCTACACTATTAAACATAGTCATAGTTAAGCCAACAAATACCGTAGAATTTATTACGAGAGAGAGGAGTGGTACAACTAATTTTACCACTTCACCAAAATTTGTGAACTCAAAAGAAATTCTTTCCTTTTCCAATTTGTTTAACGGTACAAAGCCAGTATATTTATATTGTTGATGTCTTCTAATTACACGAGTAAAAGCTTCTATTTGGCTAGTTAATAACACTGTATCATTAGCATCAGAAATAGAATGTTCACCAATATCTATGGGAGAAGAATTAGGATTAATTTCATAAAATATCAAAACACCACATTCAGACATCATTCCAAATTCAAAATCACTAGTTTTAACATAAGTGTGAGGAAAATATCCCTCAACCGGAATTTTGACTCTGTTCAAATTTTCGGAAAAACATTGGCGATCACATCCTATTTCTTGAAGTCTCTTAAACATAGGCAAAAATTGTTTGGCTTTTCTTGCAATTTCTTTATAATTCATTGAACGATATTCTCCATCACTTAATATTCTATATTTACCTCTAAACCATGTCATTATATCATTAACATCATCAGTAAAAAGTGATACTCCAATCTCCACC